TGGCAAACGATAATTTCCATTTCGCCACGATGTCAACGACATGGAACAACTACGACGCTTTCAGCGGACGAGGTAGGACGTTCAAGACAAGGGCAAGGCGTTACAAGGACTGCGGGACGTATCTTGCCGTTGTCTCCGGGGCTTTCCTTACAGCAGGAGCCTTGAAAATGTCTATCTCCTCAGAAGGCGGTATTGTCGTAGTAAAGGAGTTCAAATTCCAATGACCGTCAAATGCCTACAATGCGGCCTGAACCACGACACGGCGTCAAGGAACTTGTCTTTGAGGTCTTGGGACAAAGGCGGGGGAACCGTGCAGTTAAGCCGTTGCCCGAACGAGTACTGTAGGTCACTGTGGACCGTTGACGAAGCAAAGGTCAACGAGTTCATGGAAAAAATCGGAAAATGACGTGGGCGGAGGAAAAAAAGTCATTGACTGGGAGGAGATGAAAAGGCAATTCGTAACGGGAAACCCAATAGAATCTTTGAATGAATTTAGAAAGCGGAACCATATCGGGAATTGCAATCAATTCTATTCAAGAGTAAAAAAGGAAAAATGGTCATTTGAGCGTAATAAGTTCCAAAATCAAATAACGCGAAAAGTAGAGGCGAATGCGTTAAAAGCAGGGGTCGAACAGTGGGACCGCCAGATTCGCCTTTGGATGAAGCTTGAAGACCAAGTCGAAAAGCTCCTCGACAAGCACGTTGCCCGGAACGGAAGGCTCGTAGGCGTCAAGGACATGGACCCCCAGGCAATCAGGGCTTTGGCCTTGACTTTGGAATCAAGCGTCCGATCTCATAAGCTCATGCGGAACGAGCCGATAGACGGGACTGGCGGGGGAACAACGGTAAACTTCCATGTTCAGGTAGCGAACCTCACTAAAGAGATCGAGGCCAAGGCGGACGGTCCTATCTTGTTGGAGCCGCCGGAATGAAATACTCTATGGAAAAAGACTGGGATGGTCGCATATGTTCCGTTTATTCATTATGGGAATTGTGGATAAGTTCCGAAGATAAGTACTTAGATGGGATACAATGTGCTTATGAAATAAAAAACGGAAGAGAAAATATTGGGTGGATTTTCGACAGAGATCATGCGCATTTTGTTGCGCGGTTACCTTGGTATATGATTTTGTGCAAATTACTGTTATCCGGCAGTAGAATTGAAAAGAAAACTTTATATGACGAAGAGGGTGTGGATGGATGGAGATTATCAGGAGGTAAAATGACTCATGAGTTAATATGGATTGGAGATTTTGACCCTTACGGTTTTCCAGAGCCACCATCTGAGGGGTTAATTGACCTCGCAAGAGAATTAAAACTTAAATTCAATTCTTTGAAGTCACAAAAATGAGCGATGAGGTTTCATCCCTACCACAAACGCCTACCGTAACAGTCCAAGCCCAAGCCGACATATCAAATAAGCTCTGGCGCATCCAAAGGCTTTACAAAATCAGGACGAAAGACAAGCGGTTGACGACCATGACCTTGAATCCGTTGCAGTGGCGGATATACAAGGCGATAAGGGACATGAAGCCAATTCGGTATTTCAATCTGAAGTATCGTCAGGGCGGGGTTTCGACGTTCTTCTTGATCTGGTGGCTGGATGACACGATCTTCTGCCCGAACACCACGACTGGCATTTTGTCGCATAAGAAAGACTCTCTCGGATACCTCATGGACATAATACGGACGGCGGTAAACAACATGCCGGACGGATTGAGGCCGGAGTTGGGTGACGATTCTAAGAGCATGATTTCGTTTCCGAAGATCAATTCAAGGATCATGGTTGCCCTGTCTGTGCGGTCAACGGCTCTTCACAACCTCCACATATCCGAGTGGTGCCTTGCGAAGGATGAGGAAGTGCAGGCGTCCATAGGTGCCGCCGGACCGATGGCGAATATCACGGGAGAGACAACGGGGAACGGCGTCGGGAACTACGGATACCAGGTCTACCAGGAAGCGAAGCTAAACGAGAACGGATATAGGGCGCAATTTGTCCCGTGGTTCATTCAGGCAGAATACCAACAGCCGTTGAACGGGATTGATCCTGCTGAAATCATGGCGCACCTTTCGACGCAAGAGCAAAAGCTCAAGGAGATGATGGAAAAGGACTACGGGAAGGTCTTGACTCCTGGACAGGTGTTGTGGCGGCGGTGGGCTGAGAAGACCTACAAGACCCTGCGGGGGCAAGAGTTCCCGGAGACAGACGAAGAGGCTTTCAGGACAAGCGGAACAAAGTTTTTTGATTATAATAAACTCCACCGTCTGATGATGGGCGCGAAAGAGAGGATGAAAGCTACTCCTCCGTTCAAAGAACATGAGGGTGGGGATTGGGTGCAGTTCTTCGACCGCGTGAAAGGGCATATCTACGCGGCGGGTGCGGACACGGCGGAGGGGGGAGGGGATTTCAGCGTCTTGAAAATAATAGACGTTACGGATAGGAAAGAGGTTTTCGTTTATCGCGCCCGTTGCGGCGTGGACACGTTTTACCGCGTGTGCGACGAATGGGGTAGGCACTACAACAACGCCTTCCTTGGGGTTGAGAGGAACAACCACGGCCACGCGGTCCTGCTTGGTCTCGGGCCGGAGGGATTGGCGTATCCGAACCTCTACAAAGAGGTTTCAAAACAGGCTGTCTTGGGTCAAGACTTCCCAAAAGAAAAGCCGGGATGGTTGACGAACGGCGAGACAAGGCCCGTCATGCTCGACGGTTTGAAGTTCGCTATGGAAGGGGATACACAGGACGATGAAGACCACTTTTCACCGGAAATAGACTTCTACGATATCGCCTTGCTGAAAGAGGGCTTGACATTTGAAGAAATTGATGGTAAATATCAAGCAGTGGCAGGGGAAACGGACGATGATATCATGGCGTCCGCGATTGCGGTTCAGATGTATGCTAGGTGCAAACGACTTACGATAGCTGGTGAAAGTTTTGCCGACCGCATCCATGTTGGAGGAGAAAGAGAGGCGCGTTAGCCCTGCCCCCACGAAAGGGAATAAAAAAGTATCTGATTCACCGCCTATTTCCGACGAAGTCCCCGAAAAAGAAAACCTCATTCCGCGTGAAGTGACGCTTTTCGGTTCGAAGCTCGAAGCCGCAACGCTTTACAAGACCCCGTATTTCCTCGACACTTACCAGTTCCCTTATAACCCGGACCCGCTTTGTCGCGGGAACAACTACGCCACATACGACGAGATGCAGGACGACGACCAGGTGAAATCCGCGCTTGCAATCAAACGGGATATGGTCGTAAACACGGGATGGAATATCGTTTGTGAAGATCAAATTATCAAAGACTACCTCACGGACATGCTCAAGCGCACGAACATGAACAACGGGACCGGTGCGGCTGGGTTTGATGATTCGCTTAGGGACATTCTTTCCGCCTACGCTTACGGTTTCTCTCTTTCGGAACCGGTCCATAAGCTCGACCCCGTTAACAAGTGGTGGATGCTCGCGGAGTTAAGGACTCGTCCCCCGCACTCATTCCGTTTTGAAATTGACGACAAGGGGAACGTCATCAAGGTATGGCAAGCGTCCGCCGGGAAAGATTTGGAATTCGACCCCAAGCTTTTTATACACCACGTCTACCAGATCGAGTTTGGAAACCCTTATGGACGGTCCGACCTTCGGGCCGCACATGCGTCTTGGGTATCAAAGAAGTTCATCATGCGATTCTTGAACATTTACCTTGAACGCTATGCCTCACCTACAATGGTTGGGAAATACAAGCAAACTTTGACGAAGGCCGACGTGTCGGAGTTGCTTGAAATTCTGCGAAACGCACAGCAGGGCACGGCGATGGTGATTCCCGAAGATGCCTTGATTGATTTCATCCAGCCCGGGCGTGATAGTTCCGACTCCTACGGGAAGGCCCTGGACAAATACGATAACAAGATTGCGCGGTCAATCCTCATGCCGGACCTCTTGGGGTTCAGTGGAGGGCAGACCGGTGGCGGATCGTATTCGCTTGGTAAACAGCAGTTCCGGGCTTTCATAGGGATCATCAATAAGGACAGGGAATCGCTCCAAAACAAGATCACGGAACGGATTTTGAAACCTCTTGTGGCCGTGAATTGGGGTGAGGAAGCTGCTAAAGGCGTATCGTTTGAGTTCATCCCTTTTTCGGATGATTCGATCATCGAAGGTGCGAAAGTGTGGTCTGAAGCCGTCCGGGCGGTTGGTTGGGAGCCGAGCGACGAGGAAATCAACCATCTCCGGTCTATCACGGGTTTCCCCGAGGGGTTGGTAGAGAGGAAACAGCCTCTTGAGATCGGCCCGGATGGGATGCTCAAGCGGCCTAATCCCATTGGGAAGGGCATGACGGGCGGGAAAGGGGAAGACAAGCCCCCACAGAATGCGCGTAAAGGCCCCCAGGACGGGCAGGAAGGCGGGTCAAAGCCGGAAGACGCTGAAGAAGGCGAGGATGGCAAGAAAACCCGTAGATTTCGCTTTATGGCGGGCCGCAAGCTCACGACCTACGAAAAGAAGGTGGACTTTGAGGGCATCGTTGGGGTCTTGAACGCGAGCGAGGATAGGGTGACGCCCGCATTGACTCGGGCCGCGAAAGAAATCTACATGGACCTCATTGACCAAGTGCGGACGAAGGGAATCCTGCGAAACTTCAAGCCCGAGAAGATCAACGACATCCAGCCCAGGTTCTTGAAGGACATGAATATGGTTTTCAGAAATCATTTTACGGACCTTTTTAAGGCGGGGATGAAAGAGGCTCGGGC